GCGACTGGAAAAAACCAATAAAGGTAGATACAAGCTACATAGTTTAATATGGCAAAAAAAAATAAAGAACTTTCCGATATAGAATTAAAAGCAATCTTAACTAACCAAGTTAGAAATAGCATAGGTTATTTAGGTGGCGAATTATCGGAGTCAAGAAGAAAATCTATTGAATATTATTTAGGCGATAAACTTGGAACGGAAATAGACGGAAGAAGCCAAGTAGTAAGTACCGATGTTTCCGATACGATTGAAAGTATCTTGCCGAACCTTTTAAGAGTTTTTACCGCTTCCGATAAAGTGGTTCGTTGCGATCCTGTTACAGCGGAAGATGTTCCATTAAGCGAACAAGCTACGGCATATTTAAATCATGTATTCTACAAACAAAACGATGGCTTTACGCTTTTATATAATTTTTTTAAAGACGCATTAATTGAAAAGAATGGTTTTTTAAAAATTTATTGGGATGAAAACGAAAGCGTTGAACATGAAACTTATAAAAATTTAACTCCAGCGGAAAAAGATGCTTTAGAAGATACTAAAGATGAAATTGAATTAGTTGAAGAAGAAGAAATAGTTGACGAAGTTGTTAAAGAACAACAAGAAGTAGCCAAGCAACAAGCCGAAATGCAAGGCGTTGATATTTCCGAAATAAAATTTCCAAAACCTGTTTTATATAATTGCAAGATTAAAAGAATTAGAAAGTCTGGCAAAGTAAAAATAGAAAGCGTACCGCCTGAAGAATTTTTAATAGATAGATCGGCTAAAACAATTCAAGACGCAAATTTTGTAGCACATAAAGTTTATCTAACTAGATCACAATTAATTGAAATGGGATTTGATTATGATGAAGTTATGGAACTTCCAAGAAATGAAGATGAAAATTTTACAATGGAAGAAGAAGCTAGAGATAGAAATATTGATGGTTACTTCCAAGACGAACCTACCGATAAATCTACCGAAAAAGTTTTAGTATATGAATCTTATATTAGATTTGATTATGATGGAGATGGAATTGCCGAATTAAGAAAAGTAATCTGTGCTGGAGACGGAAGCCACATATTAGAAAATATGCCATGCGACTCCGCACCGTTTGTAACTGTTACACCAATACCAATGCCCCATAGATTTTACGGAAGAAGTATTTCCGAATTAGTTGAAGATATACAATTAATGAAATCTACTGTTATGCGTCAACTTTTAGATAATATGTATTTAACTAATAATAATAGAGTTGCCGTTATGGACGGAATGGTCAATATGGACGACTTACTTACAACAAGACCAGGTGGTGTCGTTAGAACAAAACAACCGCCTAATCAAGTTATGCAACCGCTTCAAGCACAACCAATTTCACAACAAGCGTTCCCATTATTAAGTTATTTAGACACCGTTAGAGAAGCTAGAACTGGAATTACAAAATCCGCACAAGGTTTAGACGCTAACGCTTTAAATTCTAAAACAGCAACAGGTGTAAATGCGTTAATGACACAAACACAAATGCGTTCCGAATTAATTGCTAGAATATTTGCGGAAACAGGCGTTAAAGATTTATTTAATAAAATTTTTGAATTAATGGTTAAGTATCAAGACAAAGAACAAATTATAGAACTTAATAATAATTATATTCCTATTAAACCTACCGAATGGAAAGACAAATTTAATATAAATGTTGTTGTTGGATTAGGAACAGGTTCTAAAGAACAACAAGTTATTATGCTTAATAGTATTTTGGAAAGACAATTACAAGCGTTCAACCTACAAGGCGGAAAAGAGATGCCAATGGTTACGCTAAAAAATATGTATAACACTTTATCCAAGATTATAGAAAACGCAGGATTAAAAAATGTGGACGCTTTCTTTGTAAATCCAGATATTGGCAAACAACAAATGCCTCCGCCACAACCACCGCCTTTAACTCCAATAGAAAAAATAGAATTTACAAGAATTTCTTCCGAAGAAAAACGAAAAATGGCGGAATTAGAATTGCAAAATAGAGAATTACAACAAAAGCAACAAGATATGATGTTAGATTTTGAAGCGAAGCTAAAAGAAATGGCTTTAAAATATAATACACAACTTGATACGGCAAAAATTAAAGCCGATGCGGATTTAGATAAGTTAATGATGTCTGGTAATAACAAAATATTAGAACAGGCTCAAAAAGCTGGTAATTTACTTGATGAGCAATTAAAAGGATTAAATGGTAACCAACGACCAAACCCTGAGGGAAGCGGAAGTCAGCCGATCCAATCAGGCGAAACAAATATTAGAGAATAAAATTTTTGTAGAGGCAATTGACACTCTTAAAAAACTTTATTCTGAAGCCTTGTTAGAAAAAACAGGTGCTAAAGAAAGCGATACAAGGGAAAAACTTTGGATTGCTTATAATGTTGTAGGCAAAGTAGAACAACATCTACAAACTGTTATTGAAACAGGAAAATTAGCTGAAAAACAGCTTGAAGATTTTCGCAAACAACAAGTAAAAACAAAATTTTAACTAAACCAAGTTAAAATAAGCCAAGTCATAAAGACAGCTTAACCATAGGAGGACTTAATGTCTGACAACAACCCATTACTGAACAATGTTTCAGTACAAGGTGCAGCTAAAACTCTTGAGGGATTACTAGACCCTAAAACGGCAACTATTAAAGCTCAAGATAAAGAAGCACCAGTTGAACCAAAAGAACCAGAAGCGGAAGCTGAAGATAATCAAGAAGTTCAACAAAAACCAGAAACCAATCAAGAAGAAGTTCAAGAAGTTTCTGACGAAGAAGAAGCTCCAGTAGAAAATGATGCTATTGAAGAACAAGAAACCGATTTACACCAAGTTAAAGTTAATGGTGAATTAATTGATGTTGACCTTGAAGAATTAAAAGCAGGTTATCAAAAGGATGCCGATTACAGACGAAAAACAGAGGAGTTAGCTCTTGAAAAAAGAGAAACACAATCTGCAAAAGATCGTTTGGAAAAACAGTATTCAACCAAGTTAGAAGATTTAAATTCTCTTGTGTTGACTTTGAACGCTGAAATAAATAGTGATATTAATTCCAAAGAGCTAGACGCTTTATGGGAAGAGGATCCAACTGAAGCTGCAAAAGTAGATCGTAAAATTCGTAAGCGTAGAGATACTATTTCTCAAGCACAAAAGCGAATTAGAGATCATCAAACTCAACAGTTTCAAGAAGTTCTTAAAGAAGAACAAAAAAAGGTTGCTTTAAAGTATCCTGAATTGTCCGACCCTGTTAAAGGGAATAATTTAAGAACAAATATGACGAATTATTTATTGACTAAAGGCTTTAACGATAAAGAAGTTAATTCAATTTATGATTCAAGACAATTTGACATTATTGTTGATGCTATGAGCTATCAAAATAACAAAAAGTTAAAACCAACTTTAGTTAATAAGAAAGTTAAGCCATCAAAATTTGTTAAATCAGGTGTTAAAGTTACAAAAGACGAAATCAATTCTCAAACAAGGTTGAATCAAATTAAAACGCTCAAGAAAAGTGGAAAAATTAAAGATGCTTCCGATTTACTTTTGCGTTACATTTAATAAATAACCTAAAGGAGAATATATCATGGCGATGTATCAAACATATACAACAAAAGGTATAAGAGAAGACCTAGCGGACATTATTTACAATATTAGTCCAACAGAAACACCTTTTATGTCTGGCGTTGCAAAAACAAGAGCAACAAATACTTTACACAAATGGCAAACAGATGCTTTAGCCCCAACAGCAGTTAATGCTGCGGTTGAAGGTGCTGCAATATCTTATGGAACAATGGTTCCATCTGTGGAAGTATCTAACCACACTCAAATCTCTACAAAAGCTATCCAAGTTTCAGGCACAAACGAAGCCGTAACTTCAGCTGGTAGAGCAAGTGAAATAGCTTACCAAGTAGCTAAAGGTGCAAAAGAATTAAAAAGAGATATGGAAACAGCTCTTTTATCTAATGTAACTGGAACTGCTGGAAACGCATCAACTGCAAGAAAATTATCTGGCTTACCAACTTGGCTTCAAGCTAATGTTGACGCTGGAGCAGGCGGTGCTAATGGTCAAGTTAGTAGTGCTGATGTACCAGGAACTGCAAGAACAGATGGTACGCAGAGAGCTTTCACTGAAGATCAATTAAAAAGCGTTTTAAAGAAATGTTTTGATAATGGCGGAAACCCTAATATGATTATGGTTGGTGCTTTTAACAAACAAAAACTTTCAGGCTTTACAGGTGGTTCAACTAGATTTGACGCTGCAGAAGATAGAAGATTAATTACTTCTATTGATGTGTATGAGTCAGATTTTGGAACTATGCAAGTTGCACCTAATAGATTTATTAGAAACAACAACGGAACTGCAGCCAAAAAAGGTCAAGACGCTTATGTACTTGAAATGGATATGTGGGGAGTTTCTTTTTTAAGAGATTTCAAACTTACTACTCCAGGTCAAACTACAGACGGAGATCAAAGATTCTTGGTTACAGAATACACTCTTGAGTCAAGAAACGAAAAAGCAAGTGGATTAGTTACTGATTTAACTACTTCATAATACTAAATTGTTGGGGGTGTAACCTTGTTTAGATATACACCCCCTAACAATAAACCCAATGTTGAAGTCTTAATAAGGTTATAGACGGAACGACAAACGGAGAAAAAAAATGAGAACATTAAACGATTATTTTTTAGAATGTCATTTAGACAATGTATCAACTGCTTCAACAGTAAGAGTAGCCGTACCTGACGCTGGAAAAGTTATTAAAATAACTTCAGTTCTAGGTGGAGCTCTTTCAGGTGGTAATGCGGTATGTACTGCTAAAGTAAATACTACTAATATGACAAACGGAGCTATAACAATTGCTCATTCTGGTTCAGGTGCAGGAGATATTGATACTTGCGAACCAACTGCAGCAAATAATGTAAATGAGGGCGATTATATCGCTATCGCAACAGACGGTGGTTCTACAGGAACACATTCTGCACATTTTACAATTGTTGTAAGAAGATAATAAATTATGGGGGAACCTGCCTAGCGGTATTTCCCCCTTAACCCTAACGGAGTAAAAAAAAATGAGTTATAATTATGCTTTAAGACCTGGAACTACACAAAAAGTTTCATTTACAGGTTCATCTGTTGCTTCTTCAAATGTTTTTGGAACGCAAACTGAATATGTAAGAATAGCAACTACACATAGTTGTCATTATGTTATTGGCGGTAATGCTTCTTCAGCACCAACTGCTACAACAAGTGATGCCTATCTTCATGCTGGAGATTATGAAATTATTAAAGTTTCGCCAGGTGAAAAAATAGCTGCGATTAGAAATACAAGTACTAGCGGAGATTTGTTCGTAACTGAAATGAGTGCGTAGTGGCAAGACAGAAGTTTGTTCATTATGTACCCAGACCTAAACCAAGAAAAAGACCTGGCAAACATAAAAAATCATTGAACAAATCTGAAAAAAGAC